AAACAGAGAGTTCATTGACGCCATCGGTGGCAGGGTTGACGGAGTTAAGAACGGTGTCACTGTCGTATCAACAGAAGCGGGGTACATGAGGTTATGGACAATCAATATGTATCAGCAGAACTATATTGATTTCCCCATTTCTGCGGGAGAAAACAATTTTTCTTTTGAGGAATTGGGCAGAACTTCTTGCTATTCTATTGAGTTTATCAATACAGACAAAAACGGACTATTGCTAACAAAAATCACGCATGTTGATTTAGGCGGATTAACAATAAAGTTTTCGGACTACAGTGATAGTAAAGTGGCACATGGAGGAATAACATGGTACACTTCTCCTTTTCGTGGTTATAGCAGCATTAAGACAATTAAAAGGATGGTTCTAGACGCCACGCAGGCCTCTCCTAGTACTGGTGGATGGTTTTCTGACTGTTCGTCGCTTGAAAACTTAGAAATGTCTGGTATATGGAAGCAAAATTCAAAAGGCGATAGACCAATTACCAATTTTATTCAAAATGTGTCCAAATTGAGAAGATGCGATTTCTCTGGTCTTAGTGTTTCTGCAAATGGTTATTATGATTGGTTTGCTGGAGCCTCAAAACTAGAATATCTAGATATTCGTGGTTTTGATTTTTCAAATGCCACTAATATAGCGAGATTTGTACGTGGTGCTGCCCTGAAAACTATTATAGTCGGGAATATTGATACGACAAAAGTGACCAATTCATCGGGTTTCATGGATGGTGTAACTGGTGCAACATTGGTTTGCACGCAAGATACACCTCCTGCATGGAACATTGATTTTATCAATGGTCACATTTCGTCAATCAAAGTGCCGAACAAGAACATTGACGTAGAGGGCACTGAAACTGCCGTTATTGACTTGTACAAGGCCGCTAACGGTTGGTCAACATACGCCGACATCATGTCAACTTACGAAGAGGGAGAGTACTAATATGGTTAGCTCAAGCGGACTACAGATAAAGGCTGTCGATGGTGTCAATATCCTGTCATACAATGGCAGGAGAATTGACGCCGTGATGGCTGGCGTGAGCAATTCTTTCGGCATCTACGTCAACGGCAATGCCCTAAAGATTGATGGCGCTGATGTTGCTTTTTCGGATAACGATGCCATTGTCAAGCCTGCGCAGGATGATGCTATGTTCGGTGATGTTGACTTGACCACTGATGGCGAGTGCATCAACATCACAAAGGCAGACTACAACACCCTTGTAGGCGGAGGGTTTGTCGCTGGCTACAAGCGCTACAACAAGGCTGATGTCTATAACATCGTCGCTGACGTGGCAACAGCGGCTAAAGTGACCTATTCTTTGGTTGACGGCAAGTTGGTATTCAGTAGCGGTGCAACGTCAAGCATGGTTGACAATGTAGTTTACAACAGCGTGGGTAACACGCTTACTGAAAACACGCTAAACTTGTCAAACACTGTTTCCGATACCATTGTTCCACTTGTCAGCGTCAAGCCATTCCATGCCGTTGTCCAGCCCAACAAGTCAATCCCTATTGAATACTATGTCGATACGGATAATATGGACTTACTTGAAGGAAATGGCATAGGCAGGACATTCACGGTCATTGTTGAAACAGAGAGTGGTAGTGTCACAAAGAAAACGACTTATGCTGGTGAGTTTACAATCAATACACCCGTGTTTACAACACAAGGTGAAACATGGTTCAGTGTACGGGCTGTTGACTCAAACGGCGTTGGCAGTGCCGTAAAGTTCTATGACGTTCTTGTCAAGGCTGCTGTTGCCGATAACTTCTACCAAATGCAAGATGCCGACCTTGAGACCTACGGCATAGTCGTTGACAATGATGACATTGAAACTGCAAAGGCAAACAAGGCTGCGTTGTCTGATTTCTTTGCCGCTGTCAAAGATGGCGGTTACAACGGGGCCACACTGATAAAAGCGACATATTGGATTGACTACCACGGGAACGACATTATGTTTCCAAACGGTTTTACAATAGATCTGAATGGAGCGACAATAGCCGCTACACAATGTACGGACTTAAACAGCAAGTTCATGGTGAACTTTAACGGCAATGTAGATACGCACATTGTTAACGGCTACATCCGTGGCAACTATGAAGGGTTTGATTTTGCTACCACAAAGAAAAACACAGGTGTTAACACAGTTGGCGAAGGTTTGTTATGCGTAGCAATGCGGAATGGTGCAAGGTATTGTTCTCTCGAGGGTGTTGATGTGTCAAATTCGGTAGGGTACGACTGCAACCTTGACGGAGGGTATGGCAATGCGAGAGAATTTAATGCGGAGAACCTTTTGACAGATGGTTCGGCTGTTAACCTATCGAATGGCAATGTTGTCACCATGAGCGATATGGTGGTATCATCACTATTGGACATTAGCGGTGTTAAGGAACTTACAATAGGTAGGGCTGGTTACGGAGGTTATTCCTATATGGGCAACAGACGGGAATTGTTTTATTCGTTCTATAATGCTAGCGGAACTTATATCAAAACAATTAAAAGCAGTCCTTACATTGTGTGCAAAGTTCCGGCAGGTGCGACAAAAGTCAGGATTACTGGATATGGTACGAAGTCTTTGTGGAAATCATCATCTGGCGATGGCCAAATGCTCCTTTTCAAAGACCCCACTTTGGTCAAGAATGCTGAATTTGTTGATTGCTATTGGCATGATACAAGGACTATTGCGATAGCACCATTCAAAGTGAAAGGCTTGATGTTCATCCGTTGCAGGTATCACAACATTTCAAAGGAGACGACGTATGGTGTGACTCCCGTTCTTGGTGACTTTGAGGATGGCAGGAATTGGACGGAAGCAGTGTTGATTGACGGTTGCGAATGCACTGGAAACTACAGTCACAAAATTATCTTATATTGCTGTCGTGGATTCCGTTTCTGCAATAACAACGGGATAGCGTTGGATAATCACGGTGTTGAAGACGGGTTCATTGAAGGCAATAACATGGATTTGGGTATGTGGTTGAGGTATATGTTTCCTCGTCCATTTGTGGTGTACCGAAAAAACAATATCGGTACATTGACGATTGACTACAACAGCAACAAAGGCTCTTACTACAACATCAATCCCGTAAAGGACACGGTTGTAATGGTCGATACCACAATCAGGAACTATTGTGCGTATGAAAAGTTGGTATTGAGAAACAGTAAAAACGGTAGCAAAATTGTGATATGATTACTGACTACACACAGCAAGACAAAATGATTAGAAATTGTTAATGTATAATTCATAATTTTATAGTAATTTTATGGCAACAAAGAAACCCAAACCTAAAGTCAAAGCTACAAGACCCAAGCCAATGAGTCCGAAGGCTGGTGTAAAGAAAAACAGATATGACAATGGAGGAACCATTAAGAAGAAGCAGTCATAAGTTACTGCTTGTTGTATTGAAGTTCATACCGATAGTAACCGCATTCTGTTATCTGCTGAATACAGTATTTGCATTATTCGGCATAGATACACCTATCCTCAGCCATCTCAGTGGAATGTCACTGTTTCCATGGCTGTTCATTCTGATTGCAACTTATGTGTTCAGGTTCTGTATTTACCACAGGATGTTCCTGTATTACATCCTTGTGTCAGACCTGATAAACATTGCGGACTATTATATTGGTATTCCATTGAGTACATTCAATATCATCATGCTTCAGTTTTCTGTTGCCGGATTATTTTTGTTTCTGATACTTTATACGTATGCTAAGTGTAATAAGAAAACTGTTGGAGAAGATACTCGGTGACATAGATGCAGGTAACAGCAACATCACTGAGGAAGAAGGCAAGAAAATTGTCGAGATGCTCTCTGAGATAACAGACAACCGGATGAGTAAATATCAGGCTTGCCAATACCTGAATGTCAGCAGAGCAACGTTTGACAACCTGGTAAGGGATGGATTCCTTCCTGAAGGAACACATCAGGCAGGGTTCAAGGAGAAATATTGGAGAAGAACAGATATACTGAAATACGCTCCTAAGAGTAAATAATTGATATTCATAGTTTTATGTGTAGCGGTAGCATTGTTAGGGATGCTGCCGCTTGTTTTATAACTTTGTGTCATCATAGCTATGGTATAATTACAAACTCATTAAACAAATTAACTATGGACGACAGCAAAGTTTTTATGTTCCCAGACTCTAACAAGAGCAACATTGATCCTGCCCTGCTGATGACCATGATGAACAATGGTGGTTTCGGCAACGGCAATTGGATTTGGGTACTTTTCCTTTGGATGATGTGGGGAGGTTACGGTAACGGTTTTGGTGGTTTTGGCGGTAACAACGGAACAGGATTCCTCGCCAACCAGATGAACAATGATGCAGGCAGGGACCTTCTGCTTCAGGCTATCAATGGCCGCGCAGATGCTCTGAACCAGCTTGCGACAATGCTCAACTCGGACATCAATACTGTAAAGACCACGTTAGGTCAATTGCAGTTGGGTATCTCCCAAGCAACCGCACAAGTAGGAATGAGTGGCCTTGAGACCATCAATGCCTTGCAGCTGGGTAATGCCAACCTCTCACGTCAAATCTGTGAGTGCTGCTGTGAGAATCGTTTGGCTATTGCCAATCAGACTAACGCTCTGCAAAGCACTATGGCTGCTAACCATGCCGCAGCTACCTTGCAGGCAGCTCAGGCTGAAGCCGCTGACCAGTTGGCTGTATGTCAGCAGACCAACCAGTTGGGTTCTCAGGCAGACCGTAACACCAACAGCATCCTCAATGCCATTGCAGGTCAGAACACCCTTATCACTAAGGAATTCTGTGACCTGAAGGAGCGTGAGCTGCAGAACAAGATTGATACTCAAGGTGACATCATCACGCAGCTCCGTGGCCAGATTAGCAATGACAAGCAGACTGAGGCTTTCAACAATGCGATGAATGCCCTGAACGAGAAGATTAACATTCTCGCCGCAAAGCAGCCCAACACTGTTCCTGTGCAGTACCCCAACATTGTAGCGGCTAATGCCACTCCTTGGGTAGGTAACTACGGTTTTTATCCTCAGAACAACTTCTGGAATTGATTTTTGAGCTATGGTCGGTACTACTAATTATCCCGGTAACTTCTCTAATGTCCGCGGCATTCCTATGATTGCTTCTACCTCCGTGGAGGTAACCGCAGATAATGTGGTTATAGGCATTCCCCGCAGGGCATTCAGAGGACTGGCTGACAGTGGCCTGCTCGCTTTCAGGCTCACTCAGGAGATTCCTGCCGGTGGTGCTGCCCTTCCTGTTGTGTTCAGTTCCAGCGAATTCCTGCAGACACTTACTGTTGTAGGCGGAACTGCGGCAACGGGAGCACAGATTACGCCATCCGGTGTTTACCTGATATGGTATGACAAGTGTGCCAGCTCAATGCAGTTGCTTACCGCAGCCCCTTAATCACTAACTAACATTCGTATAACATGTTTACCAATCTCAGTCAAAACAGCATACTGTATATCCTTGAGACAAAGGATACCCCGAAACTCATCAACGGAACAGTGGTTAACGTGTCTTTGCCGCGTCCGCAGTTTGCCACATTCGGACAGTCTATGGACACTGTTGTGGACATCGTGGCTACGGTTGATGGGGAACGGAGGGAGTTTAAGAAGGTTCCGTGTAACACCTCAATCGCCAATTTCGGTGCTGATGCGTTTATCCTAGCAGACAGCAAAGAGGCAATGACTGCCCATGTGAATGCCGCTCTGCAGACCAGCAAGAACATCGTCAACGGATACGATAAGCATAAAAGCCTTATCCCGGTGTATGAGTCTATCCTGGAAGAGCTCAATCCTGTGTTGAAAGCAGACAAGGAAAAAGACAGGGCAATTCAGGACTTGCGTGATCAGGTCTCTGAACTCAAGCAGTTGCTGATAACAATGACGGAGAAAGGTGACACAAAAACAAATTGACTATGATTATGATTTCGTTCAAGTCCAAAAGGGACAAAGAGAAGATGCTCCGCAAAGCCAAGGAGATGGCAGAGTATGTAGAAGACTGGATTGACTGCATCGAAGAGTCGCGTCATGGCGAGTATGATGACGATGACGAGGAGTATTCGGAGCGCAGTTCCAGAAGTATGCGTATGCGTGGCCGTTATGGTTACGGAAAGTAAGTGGCTATGGGCAGAACCAGTCTGACTCAGTTTGACGAGATGCCTGAGGCTATGGTCAGCTATCTGCGTCACAACGGTCCTCATTTCAACCGCAAGTTGTGTGAGTTCGCTGTCGGCAAGATGACTAAGGATGACGGGGAAAAGATAACCCCGTATAGCAGAGAGCAGGTGAAGACTTTGCTTGAACGTGCATGTGTCGTTCTTAAGAATGACCAGCTCCGTGACTCTGTCTATGTGGCCAATATGTGTAAGGCTGACTTTCTCGGTTCCAGTATAGTGGACGAACAGCATGTCGCTCATTATGTCAAGGACGTCATTGATGATCCTGACGGATATGACGGCATCGTATTCAACCGTTGGTATGCCGATATGTGCTACTGCGGCATTCCTATTGAGTGGGAAGATATGCTGTGAAGTTACTTCAATGTAACTTACGTTGATGTAACTCATGATCAAGCAGTACTTCCATGTCAAGGATTACTGGTCGGTTGCCGTATGCTACGATGCTGATCTCGGAGAAATCAATTCCGGATTCACAAGGACCGATTTCAACAAGAGACTCAGCATCGTATGCATCGGTATCACTGACAGCAGAGCTGAATTCCTCAACACGATAGTCCATGAAGCTAAGCATGTGCAGTCTCATATCTGCAGGTATTACGGTGTTCCTGAAGACAGTGAAGACGCGGCTTATCTGATTGGCTATCTCATTGCAAGAATGTCTGAGGGATTCGGCTCTCTGTTGTGTGAATAAATAGTTAGTAATTATGTTGTCGGTGTGTTAGTGGTTATTCATAAACATACCGGCATTCTTTTTAAGCTGAGTATATTTGCAAATCATTGCAGGCGTACTGCAATATTATTCACTAAAATTTGTACGAATCATGATGAAGATTGTTTGTGTAATTGTTATGCTGGTAATCCTCGTGGCTTATATCGCTGTGAAAGCCAAACAGGAGAACACAGTGAAGGACGAGCTGAACAAGCCTGACTCTAACGCAATCTCCCACAAGGAGGAAGATTTGGGTAAGATTGTCATTGAGGAGCCTGAAAAGCCTTCTGCTCCGGAAGTCAATGAGGCTGCTCCTGAGCCGCAGAAGAAACCGGCAGCAAAGCGCCGTCGTACAAAGAAACAGACGAAGGAGTAATAACATATAAAGGAGATTAAAGAATGGATACGTTGAATTCAGACATCATCTTCACTGACGAGGAAGTGGGCAGAATCCTTGGAGACTTGGATGCCGACACCACGGAAAGTGAAGATCAGGTACAAGAAGATCAGGAAGAAGAACCCGTTGTTGAGGACCTTGAAGACGAGTTTTCCGAGCATGGTTCAGAGAGCGTAGGCGACGGTAACGAACCCCCTGCTGAGCAGCCCGGTTCTCCTACGCCAAACAACCTGTTCAATTCCATCGCCGCGGCTTTGCGTGAGGAGGGGGTTTTTCCTGATTTGGACGATGACACTCTTAAGGGTGTCACAGACGCGCGGAGTTTCCGTAGCCTTATCGACAGGCAGATTGAGGCAGGACTTGATGACAGGCAGCGCCGTATCAATGAAGCATTGAGTAACGGTGTTCAGCCTTCAGAGATTCAGCAGTATGAAGGTGCGTTGGCTTGGCTTGGCCAGGTTACGGAAGAAGCCCTTACTGCACGCAATGAACAGGGTGAAGACCTGCGCCGCAGAATCATCTACCAAGACCTCCTCAATCGCGGTTACTCTGAACAGAAGGCCCAACGTGAAATCAAGAAGTCCCTTGATGCCGGAACCGACATTGAAGACGCAAAAGACGCGTTTGCAGCCAACAAGGAGTATTTCCAGGGCCGTTACAACGAATTGCTCAACAATGCAAAGGCACAGCGCCAGCAGGCTGAGCAGTACTACAATAGCCGCGCCGAGCAGTTTAAGAAGGATTTGCTTGAGAATAGGACGGTGTTCGGAAGTGTTGATGTGGACAGTGACACACGCAAACGTGTCCTTGATGCTGTGACAAAACCGACACACAAAGGTGATGACGGAAGGTTCTACACCGACCTTCAGTGGGCACAGCGTGAAGACCCCGACAAGTTCAGCAGAAACGTTGGCTTGCTCTATGTCCTCACTGACGGGTTCAAGAATGTTGAGAAGCTGGTGAATCAGGAGGCTAACCGTCGTACAAAGAAAGGCTTGGCCAATCTGGAAAACGTGCTCAACACGACACGTCGCAATCCAGACGGAAGTCTTAACCTCAAGCAGGGTGTCAACATCGACGGCAATTCATTCTTGGATGATTTTGAGCTTGATGTTCCTTGATGCACGGCAGGCGGCATAACTACAGACTACGCTAATTTTTAAATTATACAATCATGTCAGGAAGACTTAATAGATTTCAGACTATCGGCTTCAAGTACTGGAAGGGAATGACCAAGGATAACCACCTCGGCGCTATATTCCAGCGTAAGCCCCAGCTCGCAACCAACACAATGATTGAGCTGTTGGCCTTCAAGAACGGCAATACTCTTGAAAGCCTGTTGAACCGCCTGCCCCGCAAACAGTTCGACAACGACGAGGAGTTCTATTGGAACGTTATCGGTTCCTCACGCCGCAACATCCCTCTGTTGGAGGCACGTGACGAGAACGGAACCGTTATCACCTCGTCCTACACCGGCATGGTCGGTGCAGGTACTGCCCGTTTTGAGCTTGTCTTTGCTGAAGACTGGTTCGCTCTCGGTGAGTACATCGTCGGTAACCTGAATGAGGTTTACCAGTTCCGTATCATCGACAATCCAAAGATGGAAGGCACTCACGCAGTCTATACCGTAGAGCTCGGCGGCGGTAACATCGACGGTGTTCCCGCAGAGCGCCTGCTCCCCGGTGAGCGTTTCTCGATTGAGGCCGCTTTCGTTGAGCGTGAGCTGAGCCGTAAGGTTGGCGATATCCGCTTCTCGACTCCTGTTGCCATGCGTAACGAGTGGAGCACTGTACGTATCCAGCACAAGGTGACCGGCAATGATCTCGACAAGAAGCTCGCTGTGGGCCTGCCCATCGTTAAGCAGACCAATGGCCGTTACACCCACACGGTTATCGACACATGGATGTACTATGTTGACTACAAGCTGGAGGAGCAGTTCTCGGAGTACAAGAACAACGCCCTCGTCTTTGGCCGCAGCAACCGCAACAAGAACGGTGAGTACACCAACATTGGCCGCAGCGGTGGTGTCATCAAGACCGGCGCCGGTCTGTTTGAGCAGATGGAGGTCGCCAACACCATGTACTACAACGACTTCTCGCTGCGCCTGATTGAGGATGCCCTGTATCGCCTGAGTGCAGCCAAGCTGGACTTCAATGAGCGCAAGTTTGTTCTCCGTACCGGTGAACGTGGTGCAGCCCAGTTCCACAAGGCTATCAAGGAGGATGTCAGCGGTTGGCTTCCCATCGAGATTGATGCTGCTTCCGTGGGCGCTATTCAGAAGACCAGTTCTCCTCTGCATCAGAACGCGCTTGCAGCAGGCTACCAGTTCACTGAGTGGCGTGCTCCCAACGGCCTCGTGCTGAGTGTTGAGGTTGACCCCTTCTACGATGATCCTGTCCGCAACAAGATGGAGCACTTCCTCGGTGGTCCCGCAATGAGCTACCGTTATGATATCTTTGATATCGGCACCATGGACCAGCCCAACATCCAGATTTGCGAGATCAAGGGCAAGCCCGAGTACCGCGGTTATCAGGCCGGTATGCGTAACCCGTTCCTGGGTACAACCTACAACCCCTACATGAGCTATGATGAGGATAGCGCCGTCATCCACAAGATGGCCCAGCTCGGTATCATGGTTCTTGACCCGACCCGCACAATGAGTATCATTCCCAATGTACTCTCTGCGTAAATGAATGTTTGACTCCTCTGCTTCCCTGTCCCGTCATCAGGCGGGCAGGGTGTGGCGGAGGTAAAGGAGATTAAAGAATGGCAAAGGAACAAGAATTGAAAAACTGTCTACGCAATGAGCGTATAACTATCAGGCACATTCCCAAACAGACGGGACTTGTGGACAACCCTAAACACGTTCTCTATGGAGGACTGAGTGAGGGCTCCGTAAGAACCTTCTGTGTGCCGAAACTTAAAAACGGAGTCTACGTCAATGTGCTGACCCGTGACGAGAAGGAGTACCTTGAGTATGCGATGGGACTTGAGTACAATGCCCTGTCCATCTACAACAAGCCCGAGAACAACTTCTGGTCAGACGCGAACACCAACGGTATCAGTGCCGTAACGTTGTCCAAGAGCGACACCTATTTGGACCTGAGTAATCCCAATGACTACATCCGCTACAAGATAGCGCTGGCCAACAAGGACTATATCGCTTCCAGTATCGAGGAACTTGAGGAGCATCCGAAGGCCACTTACCAGTTCGTTATCCTCCGTGCAGATGACGAGACCCGCAGTGCAAAGCAGAACATGAGCAACACCATGTTGAGTTATAAGGAGTTCGGAAAGATTGAGCATGACCTTGATGCTATGCGTTTCGTCATCCAGACAATCACCGGAACAGAGATGGACTACAAGACCGGCGAGGAATATCTTCAGACCAAGATTAACGAGTTGATCCAGGCTGACGCGAAACTGTTCCTCAAGGTTGTGAAGGACGAACTGTTCCCCAACAAGCTCCTTCTCCGCCAAGCTATCGCAGCAGGTGCTGTTGCACGCCGTGGTGATTTCTATTATACTATGGCAGACAACACACCCTTGTGTAAAAACGGAGAAGACCCGACACTCACCAATGCTGCACGCTACCTGATGGGACCGCGTCAGCAGGAGTTGCTCTTCTCTTTGCAGAAAGCTGTCCAGGATTACAAGAACAACAAGTGATATGACTAACGAAGAAATACTCAACAGGTTTGACGTTCTGTACAACAACATTACGTCTTCCCAAGCGCCAGGTCTTGACGGATATGAGAAGAGCGTATTCTGGAACAAGGCCACTCTTGAGGTACTGAAGAATCACCTTAACCCGAAAGGCAACAAGTACGGAGAAGGATTCGACTTCAGTTCCAAGAGGCAGATTGAGTTTTCTACGTTGGTCACTGTCAAGGATGACTTCGATATTGAGGATAATGTCGTTACTGTTATAAATCATGACCGTATACTGACCATCCTCAATGAGTCTGCACAGGTTGGTGATAACGGAAGGACAGTCATTGTTGTTCCTATTACCAATGTGGAGTACGATACGCTGATGTCCCGTCCCTACAAATACCCGCCAAAGTCACAGGCTTGGCGTGTTATTGACGGAGTTGACCAGTACCGTATCATTACTCCGGAACCTGTGAAAAAGTATACGATGCGCTACATCAGGATGCCAAAGGATGTTGACCTTGAAAAAGGCGAAACTCCTGAGATTCCTGAAGTCCTTCACGATGAAGTCCTGCAACGTGCAGTAGAACTGGCAAAGGCCGCTTATGTCGGTGACATGAATCAGCAGCAGATTATCCAAGCACTAGGAGAAAGGAGTGAATAATGACAAACGCGGAATTCAGTAATGAGTTTGATGTCCTTGCCCAGAGTTATCTGAGGGAAGGTGGGTTCACGATGAGTGACAGCAGTCTCCTCGCTTTTAACGAGTATGAGAAGAGTGTATACCTCACCCGTGAAGAAGAGCAGCTTGTCATTGCTCTGTACTCCGGCAACACGACATACGGCGGGTTTGAACTTACAGAACAGATGCGCCGTAGTCTGGATTCTCTGCTTGATACCGCTGTTCTTGATCCCGTTGAAGGGCCTGAGCATCATATTGCAGACGGCAGTCAGCTGTTTGAGCTTCCTAAACAGCTCTGGTACATCGTGTATGAGGCAGGGTCTTATCAAGTCGGTGCAGAAAACTGCCCTGTTGATACTGACAGTTTCCCCGTCGAGATAATCCCTGTCACTTACGATGACCTTCACACAACCAAAGGCAATCCTTTCCGTGGCCCTTCACAGCGCAGGGCATTGCGTTTGGATAAGGGTAAGGATGATGTCACAACTGTTGAGATCATCCCGAAGTATAACTTAGGTAAATACTACGTCAAGTATATACGCCGCCCAGACCCTATCATCCTCACCAACCTCGGTGACTTGAAGATAAACGGAACTTCTGTTGAAACTGAGTGCAAGCTCCATGAATCCATGCACCGTATCATCCTTGACGGTGCAGTAAGAGCGGCAGTCAACAGCAGGATTCTGCCTTCAAGTGATGGGAAAAGTTAATCGTTTTGTTTCACTAAATCTCTTTTAATCATGTATTCTGTTAATCAAGTAAAACAACTCTATGTAGTAGATAACATCAAGGCGCCCGCAGAAAACGAAACTGTTGCCGTAATGGAGTCAACTGACAATAACGGCACCCTGGTTCCTAAGGTGGCACATGACGGCTCGTTTATCTACTTCCAGTACAAGAACTCACAGGGTGAGGTTATGGCCACTGACCGCATCAAGAAGTGTAAGGTGAAGTGGATTACCTTCATTGAGGCTGAGGCTATGCGTAAGAACAAGAGAAAGACTGTGATTACACTCACCTCTGACGGCTCAACCGCTGTTACTCCTGTTGTCGGTCAGGACTACATCATCAATTTCTCGTTCCGCAACTACTTTGGCATGAGTGACGAGGATACCTACGAGAAGCACGCCGTTGCACGTGCCATGAGTACCACAGCCAGTGACCTGCTCCGTGATCTCGCTATCAGCCTTGCTAAAAATATGTCCCGCGAGGTTGACCAGCCTTTCACCATCCAGCTCGGTACTTCTGGTAGTCCTGTTGCTGTTGATAAGTTCTCAAAGGCTGAAAGTCTTACCGGCACTTATACCAGCATCATCCTAACTGAAGCTGACCAGCCTTGGAGCCTTGGCCGTATGCAGCAGACCCGCCCCGAGTACACCGTGCATTTCGTGCCCATCACCCTTAACGGTGTTGATACCCACAAGTGGGGTTATGCGGCAGTTACTGAAGCAGCCGCCAACGGTCAGATTAAGAACGGCGCAGACACCGCTGATTTTGAGTGGTTCTGCATGGGTGAGCGCGGTGACCAATACCGTGGCAAGGA